TTTTTGTGAATTATTTAATCTACTTATGTAGATATCTTTTTAAATTTTTTTTTTTTTGTTTTATAAATAAAAAAAATGCGAGATTAGCAAAAATAATAAACTGAAAAGAAAACGGAGTACACATACCAACTATTCATTGATAAAGTGAAAGCCATAATCTCCAGTAGGAATTGAAGGCCATAATCGTTGTTTCTCAGAGTCAGATCGGGATCTAACTTCATAGTTTTGATTGAAACACTCGTCCTTAGTAGGAAAACGAGGATTATGAAAATCGTCAGTTAGAGGAGAACCTCTAATGCGAAAGAAATCCTGTAGGAAATTGCTGTCAGGCTTAACTTTGAATTGAGTAGTCAAAAAGTTATAAGCGTCTAGACATGTGTCGTCGACATATTGAGAGCATCCCATGGATGCGTAGGCTATACCAATACAGCATGAAACGGTTGCTTCGAGAGTTTGAAAACGCTCGGGATAAAGTAAGTGAGCTAGAAGCTCAGCTTCATCACGGAAAGCAATTCCATATGTATTGTTGTAGCTTAAAACTTCAACGTCATTTAAGGATTCACCTGCTGTAGTCTTTTGAACAGAGAGGTTGGCATTAAATCTTGATTTTGCGACTTTCGCTAAATTAGTTAAAAATTTAGGTAAATCATCCTTTTGAATGATTTCTGAAAATTCAGTTAAACTATCATCTCCTTGAACAAAGAGTTGAAAGTTGTCAGATTCAATATTAATCCCAAGATCAGATAAACATGTTAACATATAAATTGAGTTAACAAATGATCCAATGAGTTGAGTTTGTTGATAACCAGAAGCGATACCATTGTATTGCCACTGATAGAGTTGGCCAGATTGACCTTTGATCGGAGTGTACTTTGAGCAGTAACACATCCAGTTCCAAAGACGTTCAATCTTTTGAGGGTTAGTTTTAGATTTAGGATAGGAGAGTTGAATTCCAGGAGGACCTGATTCAGCGATAGTCGGTTCATATTTTGAAAAATCAAACCAATTTCTCCACATTCTGTGAATATCATCGACGCACTCGAAGAGAGCAAATCGATCGAATCCGGACCAGTCTGCAGACAAAAAAGTTGAGCACTTCTTTGAATACATTCTGTTCCAAATCTTTAACCATCCACCTTTAAATGTTTCGAAACCCCAGAGCATAGGAGACTGAATCTTCTGATTCAAGTATTCCTTCTGTAAGCTCCAGATGAACATATTTTCGGCCATTAGTAGTAGTTTCGGGACACCAAACACAGCTCTAAGTTTATCGGGTTCACTTGATTTAACAAGATGAGGCCTCGTATGTAGAGTGTTGTACCAGTAGGGTCGTGGAGTACCATCTTTATTCCAAAAAGATTTATCACCTTCTTTAATTTGGTGAATAAGATTTCGATTCAATTCAAAGATCTCATTATAGAGATTATGAAATGTGAGTCTACCATCTAAATCTTCTCCGTCTGATTGACGAGAACGAATAAGTGTGGACCGCTTCTTTTCTACTGAAAAGGGTGCTTCTGCTGAAACTGAAAGAGACCAAGGGTAAAATCGGAGGTCGGGAAATGCAATAGGATGCAATGTTCTTGAGGGACGAAAGAGTCGTTCACAAACTCGGAGAGCTCGTAAATAATGAAAATCTCTTTTCATATCGAAATAAGGAACATCAGACCGTAAAAAGTCCGTTTCGGCAACATCGTCACTACCTTCTGATCGTTTGAAACCAAAGATCACCTGTCTAGCAAGATTAATCGGACAAATTTTGTAAATTGCGCGTTTAATAATACCTTGTCGGATACGATTGATTCGTAAGGATCGACTGAGTGGATCGTTGTGTTTCTTGGATCTAGGGATCTTTCCTAGTCGAAGTAAATTTGTGGAAGCCATAAGATAAATTTTCTTGAGTTGAAATATTAAATTTAAATACTTAGTTATAACATCTGCGAGAGGTTATTCTC